GTAACTTAGGTACGAGTTGGAATGGAATATGGCTGGCTACCATATCCGGTCCCAACCCTATTGTAATAGGGCGCAATCTCACAAGGGATACCCCGGCACTCGTCATCATGCCGGACATCGTAGGCGTACAGGCCGTCCGGGATGGTATCTCTCTTGATGCGGATGCTGGTGAACAGCGCAGGCTTTCCGCAAACCGTAATCTCTTCATAGTGTTCGGTCATTGCATTAAAAGTCATAAAGCGTTCCTCCTTAAATTTTAACAATAAAGGCTCTGAATTTCTCTTTGTAGAAGTCCATTGAACTCTGCGGCAGAGAAGTCATATTTCCCTCGTTGTCGCATCCGGCCAGAAATCCCGGCCCTGCAAGAACATCGGCTCCATCCCACAGCGGACGATTGAGCGGTAGGCCAAGCAGCTTGCCTTCATCATTGCAGACCAGTGTGACCTCTGAACTGGTGTCACTTAAGGTGATGCATTCAATCAGCCCGCCTACAAATTTCTGCATGGCTTCAAGCGTGTTGTCCAGATCAATCTCCTTTGGCAGCTCCATTGGCAGTAACGCAAGGACTTTGATTTTTTCTTCTTTCATCGTAAAATCTCCTTCTCCTTATGCTACGTTTAGCCTTGTAGCCTTATAGCAGTCAGCGCACATTCCCTCATGGGTGGCTGCAAACTCTGCCGCCTGCATGATGGAGCCATCCTTCAGCTTGACCCTCTTGATGGGCTGGTTGCAACGAGCGCAGATGCAGGGCATCGGCGGCTGTTCCTGCTTTTGGCTGGTGGATTTCGGCTTCGGCTGCTGTTGCGGTTCTGCCTCCGGCTGCGGTGCAGCATCTTCCGGCAAATCTTCTCCGGCATAGACATACAGACCTAAGCCAAACATGGCAAGGTTCTTCACCAAACACCGCATGATAGCCTTATTCACATCGAACATAGAGGCTGCTTCTACGGTGCGCTCTTCCATGCCGACCTTTTCACGGCGGCGGGTCTGCGGATTGTAGTCCCATTTCGGGGTGGAGTAGGTGTAAGGCACAGCTTTCATGGCTTTGTTTGCGCCATCCAGTACAGGCAGCCACATTTCATGCGAAACGCCTTCAATCGTGACAGTGGTGTACACCATGAAGCCGGTGATGGGGTCATAAACATAGGGCAGGCCGTTGAATTTCTTGACCTCGTAGCTGGCAGCGGGATACAGCTTCTTCACCTCTGCCCAGGCGTACGCCCAGCTTACATATTTCAGTTCCGTGTTGCCGGACTTTTTGACTTCCAGATGATCTTTGAAGTCGATAGCAAATAATTTTACGAATGGATTTTCCGTAGCCATAATAAACCTCCAAGAAAAAAGGCGGCAGAGAATTTACTCCCTGCCGCCATACAATCATGCCGCATGAACGATGGTGAACCTGCGGCTGCTCACATTTTTGCTGTACTGGTTGAAAATGTCCGGCTGCTCTTTCCGCAGTCGCTGAGAATCCACACGCTTGCTTTCGGAGCACACCCACGATACCTTATAACCCGGTGCTGTGCCATAGGCAGCATCCTGCATTTGCAGCTTGACCTGTTGCTCGATAGCCGTTTTCTCCTGTTCCATCTGCTCGATTTGGTCAGAAAGCTCCTGCCGCTTATCCAGAAGTCCATGCAGCGCACTCAGGTCAGCGGTCTTGTCCCGGTTGTCCACCTCATACATCTGGTTGATCTGCTGGGTGTCACAATCACAACCGTTGGGTGCAGGGGGAATCTGGGGCACAACATGGTTCGTCCAGAAACGCTCTTCCTTATCAATAAGGTCAGAAATCACCTGCTTATCCGTCACGATCTTGTGAATCACCAGCTCTCTACCGAAAATCAGAGCTGCCACATACCAACAGTCGAACCCGCTGACGGCTAAGTAGTGGTCAACCTGCGCCAGATAATGAGCCGGGATTTTCCCATCCGCCCACTTGTCCGCAGAAAACGGTGAAACCGTCTTGCATTCCAATCCTGCTTTCTGTCCAACGATCAGTCGGTCAAAATCCGCCAGAAGAAGCGGATGTTCCTCGTTCTGGTAGATAGCATTGGCTCTGCGAACTTTTAGCCCAGTGGCTTCGGTGAATCGCTGTGCCACATACTCTTCCAAGTCCCGGCCCTGCCGCATAGCTTCGCTGTCGATATTTTCAATGGTATCGCTGATTTTATCGTAGTACACCTGAAATGCAGAGCGATAGGGATTCAGGCCAAGGATAGCCCCGGCATCCGTGCCGGTAATGCCGCATTTGCGGTAGTGGAGCCAATCTTCTTTGGACAGGTTCCGTGTAGATACAAGCCTTTTCATGCAATGTTCAGCCTCTCTTTCATCTGTTCTTCTGCAATGGAGAAATCGTATTCCACCAAGTCCTTGATAATGGTGGAAAACTCATCCACCAAGGTACGGTCATCGTCCATCCAGAGGGCATACAGGAAATCCAGAATGTTCCGCTGCACCCGGAGATGGTTCCAGAAACGCTCGTCCATCTGCTTTTCGGTGTCCAGCGTAATCAAAGCACTGACAATGGTGCTTTTCATCGTGATCTCGTATGCCGTGGTGCAAGTAGGCTTTGGAAAGTTGATTTCGATGCGGTCAAGGAACTCAGAAAATTCCCGGACAGCCCGGTTGCTCACATCGTTCATACGTCCTCCTTTATGCTGCTGCCAGCACCATCTTGTAGGCTTTGTCGATCATGGGATTGCCCTCTGCGGTACGCAGGAACAGATTCTCATTGTAGTTCCGGGTCTTGCGGATGGGGTCTGCATGGGTGGCAAAGTCGGAAACAGCGTTCACGAACCGCCAGCCGTTCTTTCCGACCCACTCCAGATCGGGTGCATTATAGTAGCGAGCCTTCAAATCTTCCTGCAAGCGCAGGTTGTTCTTCCGCTGGCCATCGGTCAGATCTTCGGTGACAGGGAAAAACTCATTGATGAACTCCTGCACCTTGCGGTCAGACAGCTTGATGGTAGTCAGTTCATGGATGCCCTTGCCCAATTCCCCCATATAGCTGTTGGCAAGCTGCAAGGTTTCACGGGCATCCTGCACACGGAGCAGAACATTTTCGGTGTGGCGAGCAGTCCAGATGCGCTTTGCCGTGCCCAGAGCCAGATTCAGGGTGTTCTGGCAGACCACACGAACCGGGGTCATGGCTACTTTCACACCAGAACTGCCATCGTGACTGTTGAAGAACACAAGATATGGTGTCACTTCGTCTCCGGCGATGATGTATTTCTCCGGCAGCTTTGCCAGCATCCAGACCTTCTTGCCGCCCTGCAAAGAACCGGCAGTTTCGTAAGTGACACCCTCACCCAGCAGGTCATCGGTGAACTGAAATGCTTCTTCGTTCTGCACAATGCGGTAGCGGTCAGACACCACGCCCAGAACAGCATCATCGGTGCTGCGGACATTCGCCCGATAGCTGGGGATTATAGCACCCGTGCCAGAATAGATGTTACGGCTCTCTACCTGCCAATCCAGACCAGCCAGCTCTAAGGCTTCACGGCTTGCAGGGGCATCCATCACGATACGGCCAAGGCCGTGCCAAGGGGTTTCGCGGACAGAGAACATAGTTTCAACGTTTGCGGGCATAATCTTTACCTCCAAAATTTTTGATTGTCTTATTTCTTTTCGATTTGATGAGCCGTCCAGACAATGATTTTCGCAGCACCTTTTCCGACTGCTTTCATCACCTCCACCAATACTTTTTCAAAGATTTCTGCCATTGATTTTTCCTCCGTTTTTCTGTAAAAATCAAAGACCAGTAAGCTGATGTGATTGCTTACTGGTCTTTCTATCCAATGATATAATATATCATTATATCTGCTTCAGATACGCCTAACTTGTACCAAGTGTGTCCGATGTGTCAGTGTTTTTGCGAATCAGTCTTATGTTTTCGTGTCTTTCAGGTGTTTTATGGGTGGAGATATAAGGATATAATAAAACTTGTTTTGAAAATCTCTGACACAACCGGCACAGCTGACACAGCCTCCTACTTCTGCGTTTTCGACCAGATTCCCACAACCACCGTGAGATCCTGCCATTCATTTTTGCGGATTCCCTGATTTCGGGATGCCTTAAAAGCCTTTGCCTCCTCGAAGGAAATCGAAAAGCGTGCCATCTCTACAAAGCCATCCATCGTATATGCTGCGGCGTTTCTCGCCTGTACCTCTGACATCTGAAAGTCGAGTACCCAGCGAAATTCTTCATTTGTCAAAGGCGTGATTTGCGCCACACAGCTGTTGATAAGCTCCCGATCAACATCGTTCTTTGATGCCCGCTGCCATTCATCCAGCTTCTGCGAGATCAGATTCATGTCCAGTGCTCCACTGCGTTCATCCTCCTGTTCTACGCTCTCATACTGGGATTGCAGATCTGCGATCTGGTTGTCTAAGCCTTTGCGACGTTCCATAAGTTCCTGTTTGGTGATGATGCCGTCTGCACACAGGTCAATATACTTGTCCAGCCGCTCTCTCTGCTTAGCGATGCTCTTTTCCAGCATTGCCTTTCTGGAAATACGCACAGTCTTTTCCTCTGCCATGCAGCGGTTCAGAATCCGGTATACCTCTTTGACGGTCTTGCCTTTGTCAAATGTGAGATGTTCAAACACCTTTGCCGCCATCAAGTCCAGCTTCCACTCACTGATAGCCTTGATTTGGCAGCTGACGCTCAAATCAAGGCCATGTTCCTGCAAATAGCTGATGCTCGGCCTGCGTGTACGGCGATAGCACTGAAATCCATGAATTACAGCACCATCCCGGTTCACACGCCACTTGAACTGAATAAATCCTGCACCGCAGCTGCAACGCAATTTTGCCGTCCAGACCGACTTTGGCGTATTTCTCATGTACTTGTGCTTTTTTCCGTTTTCATCGATTACTCGTGCTGATCTCGATGCCAAAATCTGCTGGCATCTCTCCCACATTTCTTCCGAAACCAATGGTTCAAAATCCCCTTTCACATAGATGTAGCTGCTTTCATCCAGATTTTTGATACGCTTCTGCGTCAAATAGCCGTCACTATGGGATTTATTATAGCAAATGCATCCCTTATATGTTGCATTGTGCAGGACCCGACTCACCTTGGAAGCGTCCCACGAAACATGACCTCCCGCATCCAACCGTCCAAGACGATATAACTCTGCGACTATTTTCTGTAGGCCGACTTCACCACTCGAATACATCTGGAAAATCAACCTTACAGTTTCAGCCTGTTCCGGTTCGGGAACATAGGTTCCATTCTCCCTGCGGAATCCCAAGATGTTTCCGTTTCCATACAAAACGTGCTTCTCCCGACTGATTTCTTGCCCCGCCTTGACGCGCTCTGAAATTTTTCGGCTTTCGTCCTGTGCCAAGGAAGACATAATCGTCAACCGAAGCTCACCATAATCGGTGGCCGTGTTGACACCATCGTTGATGAAAAATAGATTCACGCCCACAGCCTTCAGCTCACGGATATAGGACAACGTATCAACTGTATTTCGTGCAAATCGGCTCACCTCACGGGTAATGATAAGGTCAAATTTACCTTTCTTTGCATCCTCTATCATATGCAAAAACTCTGGCCGCTTCTGCGCCTGTGTTCCGGTGATACCTTGATCTACATAGACCTCCACGATTTCCCAGTCCGAGTGCCGGGAACCTTCAATTTTATACCATTCCAACTGGTTTCCCAGTGCATTGATCTGTGCCTCATGTTCGGTTGAGACACGCGCATACACTGCTACTCGCATATTTTACCTCCACATTTTGAGATTTCAGGATAAAAAGAAAAGCTCTGGCAGAATTCTCCACCAGAGCCTCTCTCTGTCGCTTACGAAGCCTTTGCAGGCGGTTCTTCGTCCTGTTCACGCTTCATCCGAAGGAAGTTCTGATAGGTGGGCAGGTTCAGCAGTCCTGCCGCAAAAAGAGCTTCGATCAGACAGTAAGCCATTGCCTTTTCGTCAACGTTCAGCATCGTGACACCTCCATAGTGTTTATGATTGTGCTGATGATCAGAGATATAACATATCACTGAGAAGTCAGACGTTACGGACGAAGGCGGATACCATAGAACCCCCACACCGGGTTTTCCGAGGCGGTGAGACGCTTTCGGTCACGAACACCGCCAGCCTGCTCCATGTACTTGTTGAACGCTGTAGCGCTGCACGGACATGTGCCGTTTTCATCGCAACAGGCCTCATACGCCCTCCTCAAATCAGATGTAGCAGTAAAATAGTTGTAGTCCCCCATTTCGCAGTGGTTTTCAAGGAACTCTTTAAGATAGTCCATCGAGTTTTTCCGCTGTTTCCCTCTCATGCAGTCCACATCAGGAATCGGCGGAAACTGCCAGCCTTGCTTCATCAGTTTTCTGGCATACTGAAGTGCTTTCGTCACGATTGCATCGCGCTCCTTCCAGAGTTTTTTAGCAAGATCCGGGTTTCTTTCATCCTTCGGAACAGATTTTATGAACGGAAGGAAGATAATCCGGTCAAGAAATGCCGGGTCGTTTGAATCGATTCTCAGTGGAAAATTGGTTGCAAACAAAAACTTCATATTATGGTCGAGCTTTAGGGCTCCCTGATTTTTCCGCTGGATTTCGATGCTGTCTCCACCGGTGATCCGCTTCAGTTTGGACACTGCACTCGCATTCAACACTTCCTGCGGAAGATCCAAGGAGATGTTGATTCTGGAGTACAGCAGCGACTCCGTTTCAAACTTACCGCCCAGTTCACCAAGCGAAAGGTTGCTCACCGAGTTTTCCGGATAAAGTTTCTGTATGGTATTGCCCAAGATACTCTTGCCAGAGTTCGGAGCATACCCCATAACGAAGAAATATTTTCCGTTTGAAGGCTCAATCAGAAGATACCCAAGTGCCATCATAAAACGTTCTTTCAGATCTTCACGCCCCTCAGTAATCGTATCGAGAAACTCGTTGAACACCGGGCATTCGGCATCTTCATCATAGCAAGCATCCAGAACGGTAAATGTTATACGCTTGGAGCTGTGATGTTTCAGCTTCATTTTATTGAGATACAAGATCCCGTTTTTCAAAGGACAATATGGTTTATCTTTCAGTGAATCTTCGTACTTCAAACGAGGATTCGACTTCATACATTTATAAATATCCAGATGATTTCGGAGGTTTTTCACCCCGTCAAGCCCTGGACTTATGTATTGACGGTAAAGAGCTACGACGCCCTCAGCGTCGATTGCTTCATAGTATTGATCATTATAATGGTATAACACGGATTTCCTATAGAGAAAGTCCGTTTTTTCAAGCAGTTCTTCTTCCATCTGGCAAACAGATGGTTGCCTAAACCGCCCCTTTGCTGGCGATTCTTGTTCGCCATCGGTAAATTGTGCATCTTCATCACCCCCTTCCACAAAAGCAGCCAGTTCCAAAAGATCTACGCCCTCGGATGAAGCATTGGCCTTTTTCTTGGCTTTCTTCTTGGCCTTCTTTTTTTGTTTTTTCTTACGTTTTTCCTGACGCTGCTTCGACGCCATCTCATACATCGAAACAAACGGCTCATCGCTGTTATCAGGAAATTCGTCCGGATATTCACCCATATCTTCTTCAAATACAAGTGAGTCCGTATCCGCTGGTGAGCCGCGTCGTTCCACTATCATGGGCTCATCATCTGGGCCTGAGTCAGGTTCCAGACCACGCCTTGGCACAATGAACGACTGGTCACCATCTGGTGGTTGGCCTGTGTAGTCTTCATCACAGGAATCAGAATCATAAGCATCATCTTTTTTCATGGTTAGAAACCTCCGTTTAATATTTTGCCCTTGGACATGTTCCTTGGGCTTGGCTGTATTCTATCATAATTCCATCCCCGACGATACTTGATTCCTTGAGTTTTTTATTTTAATTTTTTTGCTGTTTTACGTTGTTTTTTGCAATTCAAAATTCAAAATACTGAAAACTCTCAGGCTTTCAACATCTTTTCAACAACAAAATTGGCGTAGGTGGTTCCCTACAAATCACCTACGCCAATTTTTTTATTTATTTAACTCTGCTCTTCGCTCTACAATCCTTTTCTTTAATTCTTCTAACTCTTCATTTATTTTATTATAATCCACCGTCGGATCGAGATGATATTCAGATATTATGCTTCGAATTTCCCGATCACACTTTTCTATTGCTTGACTCGCTTTTCTACATGCAACGCATTCATCCTTTGTCTTATATGGCAATTCAAAAATTATTTTCAAATTCTCTCTTAATTCATCATATGCCCAATTAGCCTCATCCTTGGTTGATCCAAACAAATCCAACCATCTCATTTCAACCATCTCATTAGTAATTCTGATATTGGGATTATTCGCTAATGCCTCCATGCCTATTCTCAAAGCCATTCTCTGCGCATATCCAATTTCTGATGTCTTTCCTTTTTCTATCAACGTGACTACATCGTCTTCTTTTTCGCTTCCATAGTAACAACTGAAAATATCCTGTAGAAAAGACACATTTTCTTCAGTCAACTTAATGCGGTTGTCTTTACTCAGAAATTCATGTGCTCCAACCATACAATCTTTATCCTCATCGTAAAATTTTCCCATTACGATGTCGAACGCTTTATCCAATTTCTTTTTATAAAACGTTGTGTAGTTGTTTATTCCTCCTTTCGCCTTACCCCCAACTTCATTTTTCTTTTTTCCTTTAACTCTGCCACAATCAAGCATTTCCGAACCATTTTCTCGCTCATTCCAACTTGAGATATAAAGACAATTTGCTTGCTCTGCCCATATTCTCAAAAGCAACTGCCTCATTGATGTTGTATTTTTCACTCTGCTTTCTTTAGGGATCTCATTATATATTTCATCAATAATTTCTATACAACTATCATTTATCTCTATTTCATCTGCATACAATCCCTTCATAATTTCTTCACGATCTTGTTTATATTTTTCTTCCAGTATTCTCAATTTTATATTTGCATTTTTTTGCACTCGTTGAAATTCTTCAACTGCGTATTTTTCAAACTTTTCAACCTGCTCATTGAATTCATCATCATTCCATGCTTGCCTCTTTATTGCCTTCCATCTTTCTCTCAATTCATTATTGCCATACTTCATTTTATTTTCCTCAATATGCTTTTCGATAAACAAACCCTCCCCGGCAAAACCATTCAGTTTCACCGGGGAGGGTTTATCATACGCTTATCTTCCCATGTTTTGCGCGATTAGTGCATTTTCATGCAACAATCTTACTTTCTGGGATTTTTGATAGCAGCCTGAGCAGCAGCCAGACGGGCGATAGGCACACGGAAGGGAGAGCAGCTGACGTAGTCCAGACCAACGTTGTGGCAGAACTCCACGCTCGTGGGATCGCCGCCGTGCTCGCCGCAGATGCCCAGACCCAGATCGGGGCGGGTCTCACGGCCATCGTGGGCAGCCATCTTGACCAGCTTGCCGACGCCGACCTGATCCAGATGCTGGAACGGATCGCTCTCGTAGATCTTGTTCTCGTAGTATGCGCCCAGGAACTTGGCAGCGTCATCACGGCTGAAGCCGAAGGTCATCTGGGTCAGGTCGTTGGTGCCGAAGCTGAAGAACTCAGCCTCCTTAGCGATCTCGCCGGCAGTCAGGGCTGCACGGGGAATCTCGATCATGGTACCGACCTGATACTTCATGTCAACGCCAGCAGCAGCGATCAGCTCATCAGCAACCTTGACAACAACGTCCTTGACGAACTTCAGCTCCTTGACCTCGCCGACCAGCGGGATCATGATGT